AAAATATATACCATTTGCCATTGAATTTGGGCATGGGTCGGTTAAGCCGAATCCGTTCTTTAGATTGGCCTGGCATGAAGCGCACGGCCGAGCGCAGAAATTATTAGGGAAAAAAATAGTTGACGGCGTTTTGAACGCTGCAAAGAAAGCGTAAATGATAGAAACAGAATTAAGAACTTATATAACAGGGCATGCCGACACAGCGGCTGTATTTGTTTCTCGCATATATCCAGAAACATTGCCTATTAATACAACGCTGCCGGCGATCGCTTACAACAGAATCAATACCATGCATAGCACGACGCTGGCCGGCAACGATAATTACATAATTGCATCTATTCAATTTACCGTTATTGATACGACGTACATATTGACGCGAACCAATGCCGATTTATTGATTGGGATTTTAAACGGTTTTTATGGTACACTTACGACGACCAGGGTTTTAGGTTGTAAGGTTATTGCAGACAACAATTTAGGTTACGAAAACGAAAACGACAGCACAAAAAAGCGATACGGGATCGCGATTGATGTTGATATTCACTACAACGAGGCATAAAAAATGGCAGCAGAATTAGGATTTGGCGCAACGATCGCCGGCGCAACGACGACATCGTTGGGAACAGTAACGAGTTTGGGTTTGCCGACGATTGCGGCTGATAATGTTGATATAACATCGCTTTCAAGTGCAAGCCAATTTTCAGAAAAAATGGGCGGCAAAATTGACGCGGGCGAAGTTGAAGTTACGGCCCAATATGAATTTACAGCGGCGACAAAGCCGCTATATGACAGCGTCGGGCTGGCCGCTGAAGTTTGGACAATAACATTCGATGACGGATCGACATTAGTTTTCAGCGGGTTTATATCCAACATTGACGCGGGCGAATTAAACGACGAAGGCAAGGTTGAAATGAGCTATACAATAGCAGTTACGAATTTGCCAGTTTACGCAACATAAACAAATTAAAAAAATAGAGGTATAAAAAGATGGCAGGACAATTAGGATTTGGCGCGACAATAGTAACAGACGCTGCTTCAATAGTAATTGGGAACGTAAAAAAAATATCGATTCCAGGCGTGGCAGCGGAAGTTATAGATATAACAACATTATCGGCAGCGGGTAGGGTCGCAAATAAAATATCGGGCAAAAAGGACACGCCAGACATTGAAGTTGTGGCTGTTTATGATGATACAGCCAGCATACCGAAAATAACAGATGTTGGCGGTGCGGCAGTTGCTTGGACGATAACCTTTGATGATTTCACTTCTTCGGACAGCACAATTACATTCAGCGGCTATATATCTTCGTTATCGGTTGGCGAGCTAAGCCAAGACGGCGTTATTGAGCTAACATACACAATTACAATTACTGGCAAGGCAACATTCACTTTGGGATCGTAAAAAAATAAGGAATAATAAAAATGTTAAATAAGGATTTGATTTTAAAAGCAGTAGATTTAAAAACGGAAGTTATCGAAGTGCCAGAGTGGGGCGACAGTTTGACAATAACAGAATTGTCGGGCGCTGATTTAGAGCGCTGGCAGTCAAAGGCGCAGAAAGCAAACGCCGACAGCGCGGCGACATTGGGCGAACTGGTGGCACTATCAGTTATCAATCAAGACGGAAGCAGAATGTTTGGCGATAAAGATATAAAGGCGCTGTTGACAAAAAGCCATAAGCCGTTAATGCGGATTTATAACGCAGCCATAAAAGTAAACATGTTGGGCGAAGATGGCGCGGCAGAACTTGAAAAAAACTAAGGCAGCAACCCGACCGGCAGTTTGTTTTCAAGCTGGCGATGGTTATGGGTTGCACTATTAAAGAGCTATTAGCCAGGATAAGCGCCAGCGAGTTGCAGGAATGGAAAGCATACTATAGTATTGAACCATTTGGCGCGATTCGTGAAGATTTACAAGCGGCCCGTATTTGTGAAGTTGTGGCCGCAGGCGCAGGCGATAAGCAATCGACATTGGACAAATTTATGCTGAAGTTCGAGAAGCCGCAGACGATGCAAGATATGAAAAGCAAATTGATGGCCTTTTCAGTAATGACAGGAGATTAAAACATGGGATTATTGGGTGTTATCGGCGTTGGGCTACGGGCCGAAACCAAACAATTCGATAAGAAGATTCGCAAAAGCAAAAAAGGCGTTTCAGGTTTCAAGTTATCGCTTAAGGGCGCAGCCGCTGGCCTGGGGGCTATGGGCGCTGCTGTAGGCGCTTATAAAATGGTGGGGGTTGTAAAGCAAACACTTAGCTCAATTGACGCTACGGCCAAGCTGGCCGACCGTTTAGGCACAACGACAGAGGCGTTGCAAGGGTTAAGGCATGCGGCCGAACTAACTGGCGTTGGTTCTGAAAATATGAATAAAGCGATCGAGAAAATGAATCGATCGATAGGGGAAGCGATAGAAGGGCCGGGCGCGGCAAGCGATGCGCTCAAAGCGTTAGGTATAAACATAAACGATTTGGTCGGGCTAGATCCGGCGGTACAATTTGGAATAATAGCAGACGCGACAAACAAACTAGGCACGCAAAGCGAAAAAGCCAGCGCATCGGCAGACATATTTGGCCGATCAGGCCTGGCGCTTGTCAATACAATGGCGCTGGGGTCGGCGGGGTTAAAAAATTCAGCAGAAGAAGCAAAGGCGCTTGGCATATCATTTGGCCGGGTTGATGCGGCAAAAATTGAAATGGCAAATGATGCGGTATTAAGGTTGGGCCAACTTTTCAAGGGGGTTGGCAATTCGATAACGATAGGCCTGGCCCCATATATACAATCAGCGACTACTTATTTTGTTGAGTTTGGGAAATCAGGGGGCGGCGTCAGCAGTAAAATATTAAGCGGCGTTGAAATGTTGGCCAAAGGGTTCGCTTATTTGTCGATACCAGTTCGCGCTTTTCAGTTGGTTTGGAAAACGACAAAAATGGTAATATTAGGCGTTGCGACATATTCCCTGGCAGGAATTGCAAGTATGGCAACAGCTATCGAATCTTTGGCAAATCTTGTGCCTGGTGTGAATATAGATATTAGTACAGGGCTAAAAGAAATAGCTTTAGGTCTGGCAATACAAACAGCCGACGCGGCGAAAGATTTGGCGAAAACAGCAACAAAAGAGCTGGCGACATCTACAGTTAAAAATATGTTCGCAAACATAAGAAAAGAATCGACAAAAAACGCAAAAAAAATAGCCGAACAGTCAGTAGCAGCAGCAGCAACGAAAAAAGGCGCTGCAACAGCAGCGGCAGCAGCAGCAACGAAAAAAGGCGCTGCAACAGCAGCGGCAGCAAAAGCCGGTGGTTATGTGCCGAACGTGTCGCCATATTTAGATCCAAATGTTGATTACAACCCGTCAATGAATAAGAAAACAGCTAAAAAATCAGCAGCGGCAGCAACAGCCGAATCGTTGGCGGCAGATCAATCGCGCTTTTTAACGCATAAAGGCAAAAGTCTTACATCGCCGCAAATGCAGGAAACCAAAAAGCAAACTAAAATACAGGAAAAAATGGTTAATGCCATCGGTGAAAGCAATGTTTTATTGGACGCGATGGTCAAAGGCGTTATGCCAGAATTTAGTTTTCTAGGAGTTTAAAAAAATATGGCATTGATAACATCGGCATTGATACACGCAAGCGGAAAGCGTGGCGTGGGTGGTTATACATCAACCAGGCGCTATTTGTTAGAATTTGACGAGCAGAAAACAGAATTTGAGGTTATAGACGAAGCGACGACGGGCATATTTGGTGCAGCGCATGCAAGTAAGGCAGGGTTGTTTTTATTGAATAAGCGGGCAGAGGTTGCAAACACCGCCGATTTAACTACATGGCACGTTACGTGTGATTATGGCCTTCAGACGTTAAAAAGCAGGGACGATCAAGATGAAGGCGCAGATAAATCGACTAAGTACGATTGGCGGGTTGTTGTAAGTGATGTGCCGGTTGATACTGATATAAATGATGATGTGATAAAAAATCCGGCGGGAGAATCATTTGATCCGCCATTGATTAAAGAACATTTTGACACGCAAGTTGTGATAACAAAATATTTTGATGATTTTACTTCAGATAAAACAGAACGCTGGTTTGGTAAAATAAATAGCGAGGCCTGGCAGGTCGATAATGTGGCGATCGGCGCAGAAGTTGCGAGGATTATAAATGTTGAACAGGAAGAACTTTGGGATAATAACGGCGCAAGCTATTTCAAGGTTCTAATCACGATCGATTTTAGGTCAGACGGTTGGGCGCGTCGGGTGTTAAACGAAGGTTACAGCTATCTGGACGGGGAGGGTTATTTAAAAATCGCAAAAGATAGTGACGAAAACCCGCTGAATGAACCGATTTGGCTGAACGCCGACGGCACAAGAAACATCTCGACGACAACGCCAACTTTTACAAATTTTGATTTATACGATACATTAAATTATAACAACGAGGATTTACTATAATGGCAAATTTAACATCGGGAAATATTTCACAAAATAACATTGTTACCCAGCCATATGTTAAGGTTGACATCGGCGGCAGCAACCTGGAAACGGTAAGCGGTAACAGCGGCTGGGTTCGGCTGGCAAGCCGCCAGGCGATAATGATATATGTTACAGTTGACGCATTTGATGCGGCCGACACGTTAGACACGTTC